ATAAAAACAATAATATTTTTGACGTTGGCGGTAGAGTTTTAGAAACTAAATATAGCCGAATTACCAAAGTCGAATTACTTGAAATTTCTCTTTTAACTGGTCAAAATTTTATCGACGAAAAAATGAAATCTGAAATACAGATTGAATTTGAAATCGACGAAAAAAACTATTTAAACAATCCGATTATTTGTTTTGACCATAATTGGTCAAAGCCACCAATCGGAAAGGTTTTGAAAATGAAAAAAAAGAAAGGAATACTCGAGATTGACGTTCAATTTTCCAAAGACTACATCAACAGCGTCCAACAGAGTGATATTTTCAAAGAGGAAATTACTAAACTCGCAATCGCAAAGGCGATGGACAATTCAAAAGATTTCAAAAAATATTTTGGTGGCGACTCTTTGATGGCTTTCTATGGCGAGTGTTGTGTTCACTCAGACGGAGACGTTGACTTTGATGAGAATAGAGCGAGAGGTTTTTTACTTTCTCATAGGTTTGCGAAAGCATTTTATAATTCGGAAAATAGCCGTGTTTGGGAGATGTATTTGTGTGAGTCATCAACAGACGAAAATTTATTTGTTTATTTAAAAGATTTTTTAAAATGACCGACACTAACGAAAAATATTGTCCCTGTTGTGGGGCAAGTCTAAAAAAATATTGGCACTCTCTATCAAACGGTTTAGTCGGGACACTGGCTAAATGCTACGAATTTGTCAAAGACAATAATAAAAATTGTTTCAAAATGAATGAGCTTAATTTGAGCCACTCAGAATACGGAAATTTTGACAAACTAAGATTTCACGCCTTAATCGCTAAACGTCGAATTGGCGGGGAATGGGTAAATAAAGAATGGCTAATCACTAATCGAGGGGCTGAGTTTTTATGCGGTAGAATTTCAATACCAAAGAAAGTCCAAACTTTCAGAAATAAAGTCGTTGACCATTTTCCTGAGACGGTCAATATCCGACAAATTTATAACAACAGGTCTGAGGCGTGGTTTGAGTCTCAGTTTGATTATTCATTATTTCAACCTAAACAGGAAACTCTACTCGTTTAAAGTTATGAAAAAGAAAGCCAAAAAAACATCGGCAAAATTAAAAGTTAAATCTATCTCTCAGCAGTTGGCTGAAAACAGCCACTACCTGACATATCCAAAAAATGAAAACAAATAAAGAAAATCTAATCAAAAAATTAAAAGCGTTCGAGTCCGTCGAAGTATTACCAACAAACTCGGTCATTATGGAAAGGCTCGGATACAGTAGCAACGGCTCTGTTACCGACCTCAAAAAAATGCTCTTTGGTCTTGGTTATCTCGAGAAAATAGGGGTTAAATATACCCTGACTAAAAAAGCCAAGATGTTTATTGCTAATTTTCAAAGGAAAAAATAAATGGCTATACCTGTCGAAAAACGCTGGCTCGAGCGAGTATTTGAATTTTCAGAGTATCTCAGGACAGCAAAATTAAACGAGCTTGATATTAAAACGAAAATGAACATCGCTAAAATCTCAGGTTTCCTTTCATCGGCTAAAACTTTAATTGATATTTACGACAAAATCGACGAGCATAATTTGCTAGTTGACAATGAAAAAGCCAAGCCGTAGTATTAGTTTAGTTGTCGCAAAAACAACAAGAACATTAAAAATTTGATGATTACTTATTGGGGATAATTGCAGTAGCGAAATATTGGGCTGACCGTCTTGGTTAGCAACTCAGACAATCACTGAGACATCACAATAACCCGATAAATTGAATTTTATCTCTGACGACTGACGTACTCTAGTCGTTATGTAAAAACCCCTAGTTTTCAAGCTCTGAGGCTTTCGACAATTAGGAATTAAATTGTGGCGTCAAACCGCCTCTTGTCCTCTGTAAGTAGTCATCAAAAAACGTGCGGGTTAGTGTACGGTAGCACGGTAGACTCATACCCTACCAGACTTGTGTTCAACTCCAAGACCCGCAACACGGAGCGAGGTTGAAATCCTCAAAAAATGGGTTTCGACTTTGCTCTTTGAATTAAAAATTTAACTTCGAATAGTAGAGAAGAGCCACCTCGTATGCGTATAGGCAGAGGGTAAAACAGAACTCGAGATAACTGGGTTTATAAACTTGGTTTTCCAAGGTCGACCTATACCTACTATTTTGAGTTAAGTTTTTAATTATTATTATTTAGAATACAAAACAATGACAGACAAAAAACAAAAAATATCCCGAGAGGATATGATAAAAGCGGTAGAAACCGCCAATAATTATTTAATTAAACAGCTCGAGAAAAAGGCTAAAATCGACTTGATTTTTCTCGGAGTTTTCACCGCTGTTTTTATGGGATTATTTGAGTATAAATTTGCTCTACTTTACGGTGGTTTTTGGAAAGGTTTAATCGGTTTGTTTATTTTTCTCGTTGACGTTGTCGCCTACGGTCTCGTCCTAGTTGTCTCGACTGGTGGCTACCTCTCGAATAGTAATAAAGCTAAATTATTGAAGAGTCTCGGTGATAAAAAATCGGTTGTTTTTCCAACGATTGCCGACAATTTATTTAAAGACATCAATAAAAAACCAGCTAAAAATTTATTTGTTAAAAAATCAAAATAAAATTATGAGACTCAGAGAAATTAAAAAAGGTGCGGACGTCGTTGTTAAAACTAGAATAGGCGACTGGTGGAGTAAAAGAGGAAAAATTGAGAAATTTTCAAAAGATAAAAAAATTATCACTGTAAATTTTCAAAAAGCTGGTGAGGTAGATAAATGGTTAAAGGATTTTAAACGTAGAGAACTTGGATTTATAACAAGGTCAATGAAATTTATGGAAAAAATCGACGTGATAAAACAAACTAAAGCCGAAAAAGAATTTAAAAAGGCAGTCGAAAAAAATCAGAAAGCGGTTGAAAATGCCACGACAACATCACCGTTAAATCGAAAAAAGAAACAAATCACTCACGTCGCTGTCAATTTAAAAGAGGAAACTAAAAAACAGGCTGAGACAATCGTCAATCGCCCTCGACAAATGGGAAAGAACACCGAACTCAGAAAGGAATTAGAGAAAAAGGCTGTATTTTCAGTCGAGTCTTTTACTAAACCTAAAAATGAGAAATGGGTCGAGGTTATGGTTTTGAGAGATATTGGCGAATTATTCAAAGCCAATCACAATGACACTGAGTTTTTCAAAAACATTGTTATTCACGATTACGAAAACAAAAAGGATTTCAGAATGATTTTTGAAGAGATAACTCAACCTATGGTCAAACCAGTCGAGGAAAAACCAAAGAAATCAAACCTAAGAAAGATTATTTTTATCGAATTATTTATCGCTTACATTTTATTTCTCGCAATCTTGCTAAATTAAACTATGGAAAAAACAAAAATAAACCCCATCGTCAAGCTGATTATTTACTGGCTCTCTTTATTTATTGTCTTTATAAATTGTCTTTTTGTTTATTTTACAATTTGCCTTTTGAGAAATTCTCTACTTTGGGGTATGTTGTTATTATTCGTAACGATAGGCGGTATTTTATACGAGGCTTATCAAATAGATTTATTCATTAAAGCCCACCCTCAGGAAGAAAAACAACAATGAACGACAACATAATCATCGACGAGGCAGTCTCACCAATCATCAAAATACCAACTTTCAACTGGAAAGGGAAACTCAACTCTCTCAGGAATAAAGAGACCCAAGTCAAAAAACAAATTAGTAAACGCCGAGAGGCTAATAAACGTAAAAACGCCAATAGGAGAAAAACAAAATGAAAATTAAAATCAACAACAAACCAATTAAAGGGATAGTCGGAATTATTATCGCAATAATAAGCCTGACTCTATCTTTTATCTTTACAACAATAATCACTCTTTTTGTCATTTTGCTACCTATCGCAATCCCTGTTTTGTTCATTTTGTTATTGGTTAAGTGGGTTTTTGGATTATGAAAAAACTAAATATCGTCGGCTACGAAAAAGTCAGAGAGCCAAAAATCAGAGTTAGTCAAACGGGGATTTGTGATTTCTGTAATGAAAACAATAAACCCCTCTTTCACAACGAGAAAAGAAATGTCGATATTTGTTTAGATTGTCTCGAGCAATTATTCGAGGCAAAGGAAATGTTAAAAAAATGATAAAAAATGAATGTTTAAAATTGGACGAACAGAGAAAAGACAAAGTTTTTACACACGAATTTTGCTCTACTTGTGGCTCTGAATTAGTTTTTAAAGTTTTCAAAGATAGATTTTGCGACGAGTGCGGAAAGGAAAAGCTCGAGCTACAAAAAGTCTGTCCTCGAGAAATCGAATTTTTAACCTCGATGTTTTATAAACACCAACCGAAAGAAATAGGGTGTTTTCACAAAAAGACTCTCAAACGCTGGGGTATCAATATCGACAATCCAAAGAGAGACCGTCGAGACGTTACGGGGGTATTCTTTTTCCTATTCGTAATTTTTGCCATTATTGTAGTTGTTTTGTGTCTTTCTTATTGGTTAGAAATATTTTTTAAATGACCAAAGTAGTCAGACAGGGACAGCTCGGCGAAATCGCTCATTGTCGAGTTTGTAATTGGAAAGACGAGAGCGTAGATTTAGCCACCTCTCGGGCGAGATACCACTGTAAAAAAACAGGGCATATCGTTGACATCGAGCGAACTTTTTGGTTAATTATTAAAAACAATACAAATGAAAAATAAACATCAATGTCCTAATTGTCAGAGTTATAATGTCAGCTCATCTCGAGACGCTTGGAAGTGGGTACTCTGTCTCGGTATTCTCTCGAGCTGGTTATTCGGTTTCGGGATAATTTTAATCATCGCCTCAATCCCGCTCAAATTTATTCTAGCCAAAAAACCCGAGCAACTGACCTGTATGAATTGTCGGTTTAAATTCTAAATCAATGTCCTATTATCTGACGACCGACACTCACTTTAATCATCTTTATAGAATGGCTATGTTTTGCCATCGCCCCGCTGATTACGAAACTCAAATTTTAAAAGGCTTATTGGCTCTCAAAAAAACTGACGTCTTAATTCACCTCGGCGATATTTGTATCGGTAAGGACGAATATTGGAACTCTATACTCGGAGCGTTGCCCTGTAAAAAATGGCTCATCAAAGGAAACCACGACAGGAAATCCTACCAGTGGTATTTAGACCACGGCTGGGACTTGGTTTGTGAAACCCTCTCGATTGAAAAATTCGGAAAAATAATTTTGTTTTCTCACCAGCCTCGTTATTATCAACAGGGCGATTTTGGGACTATCGACAATTACGAGGTAAATTTCCACGGACATTTTCATAATACAAACCACCGCTCGAGCGAGAAAGATTTAATCGCCGTCAAAAATTATCGGCAGTATTTAATCTCGATTGAAGAGCTAAACTACCAGCCCCTAAAACTCGAGAGAGCAGTAAAATTATTCAACGACAAATTAAAATCTCTCAATGATAAGTAAATCCGAAACGACTCTCGTCAAACAAATTATTCAATACCTAAATTATCGGGGTTGTTATGTTTGGCGTCAGAACACTGGGGGAAATAAATCAGAATACAAATATAAAACTGGCTGGCGAAAAGGAAAGACTCAGAGCCGATTTATTCACTACGGTTTTAAAGGTATCAGCGATATTGTCGGAGTCGCCCCCGACGGCAAGGGAATTTTTATCGAGTGTAAAATTGGCAGTAATAAACCGACTCAATTTCAAAAAGATTTTTTGGAAAGCGTTGACTCTCGAGGGGCGATTGCTCTTTGTGTTTGGGACTTCGAAGCAGTCGAGAAATATTTTGACGAACACTATCCGTCAGAAAATTAAATATTTTTCATATTTACTATTTTTTGTCAGAGGTATTCGGATATGATTTGTCGGGCAACAATCAGACGAAATTAAATAAATTGACTGAGGGATTGCGTTTTTCATACCGACTAATAGAAAAAAATCGCACTCTTGTTTTTGTCCGCACCTTTTACCACTGTGTCGTTTTCTCAAAGAGAAATCCCAAATAGCACTACGATTTTTTACAACAACACAAGGCGAAGAAAATTTAACATCAAATTTAGTTTCTTTATGTTGTAAATCGTAAGGACTAACGGCATTGATTTTATTTAAGTGAATTATTTTATCTACATCAACCCCTAAATGCTCAGCTAATTTACATCGAGCGTAGTCTTCGTAAAACATTCTAAAAGTGTGTCCATTCATAACCCTACTCTATCATATTGCGGAAATTAGTAAAGTCCCCTACCCTACTGATATGTCTCTCTGTTTTTTGTATTCTGAACCTAAGAGAGGGGTAGTTTGATGAAGAGGGGATTAGTCTGATAGGGTTTTTGAGACTTTTACTATCACTAGTTTTCCACTTTTCCACCGCCAAAATGCGGAGAATGTGGATAAATAACAACTGTATCACACTGTATCATCTATAATAATCCAACTATATCAAAAGTAAGAAAGTGCTAGACTTAATTATGGCAAAAAACAAACTTGTTACCGAACCCGAAAAACAAGTAAATAACAAGTATGACGGGGGACGAAATAAAGAGGGGTCTGGTGGCTTTAAAGATAACCCTGACAGTATCAATAAAAAGGGTAGACCAAAAAAGGGCTACTCTATTACTGAGGCATTTAAAAAAATGTTTAAGTCTGACGCTGAGAAAAGAAAAAAACTAATAAATGCTATTTGGGCGTCGGCTCTCAGTGGCGACACTACCGCTCAAAAAATGATTTGGTCTTATATGGACGGTATGCCAAAACAGAATATTAAAATGGAAAATGAGTCAACAAAAGAAATAAAGGACACAATTAAAAAATTACAAGAAAGCGATGAAATTATCAGAAACTTATGTCAACCTACTGCTAGTGTGGGGGAAACAGAAACTCAATAATCTTTTCAAAATCAATGGCAAGCCAGCGGGCGACCAGATGTCCGATGGACAGATTTTAATTTTTTGTGTTGTCGCTCTTACTCTCTCGCCGAGAGTTGCTACCCTTGCCCCTACTGGTTACGGAAAGTCTGAGGCTGTCGCTATGGGGGTGGTTTATGCGAGCTGTATTAGAAAGAAAGAATTTATCCTCGCCTCTGTAAAATTTGGAACGTCAGGGGTGGTGATGAAAAAGGTCATCGACCATATTTTTGACAACCGTATTTTTTCCCAAGAGTTAGAGCTGGATAGTAACGAGCAATTTGACCGACTCAGAAAAGACAGGACAAAACAAAATCTCTCTTTCGCTGGTGGTGGCAAAATTCATATCATCTCACTATTTGGAAAGGACGACGACGCCTCAGTTGGTATCGGTGAACACGTCCCAAATATTATCCTCGATGAGTCGCCGTTGTTGTCTGACTCTAAATATTTACAGGTCAAAAAAATTCTTTCGGGTACTGGAAACCGAGACAATACTTTTTTCTTTGAATTGGGAAACGCTATCAATCGAAACCATTTTTATAAGAACGTAAAACATAACGACGATTATTTAGTAATCGACATCTCTCTCGAGCAAGCTATCGCTGAGGGACGTATTGACCCTCGAGACGTTGAGGAAAATAGAGGGCTACCTTTCTTTGAGGAATTTTGGCTCTGTAAGTTTCCTGAGAAAGCTGAGATTGATAAAAAGGGTTATCGTTTCCTATTCTCTGAGAAATTGATTACAGGTGCGATGATTGACCAAATACTACCACTCAAAGGCGGTCTTGCTATGGGAGTCGATGTCGGCGGTGGTGGCGACAGTAACGTCGGGGGCTTACACGATACCCGTCAGGCGTGGGTAGAGTTTGAAAATCAGACAGAGGACACTATGACCAATATCTCTGAAATTGACAGAGTCCAAGAGAAATACGACGGCTGTAAATTGAACACTCCAAAAGATGAGCCACTAAAACTCGAGGACGAAAACATCTTTATTGATGACACTGGAATAGGACACGGGGTTTGCGACAGAGCGGTTGAATTAGAAAAGGGCTACAATAAATCTATATTCGGAGCGAAAGCCACCGACCCAAGTCGTTTCTACAATTCAAAGGCGGAAATGTACTGGAAATTTTTTGTATTTGTCCGAGACGGTGGGAAGTTAGTAGCTGGTCAAAAATATTGGCTGGCAGAACTCAGCGAAATAAAATACAAGACGTCGAGTGATAAGATTATTAAATTAGAACCAAAAGAGGATATGAAAAAAAGAACCAAGGGAAAATCGCCAGACCACGCCGACGCCATCGCCCTATCTTTTGGAACTCCAACGGACAGACCTTATATTTTTTCTGTTTAATTTGTCTATAATTAGAATATGAATATAATTGATAAAATAATCCAAAACGTCGCTGTCAAATCAGGCGAGCAAGCCAGCACTAGCGGAGTGTCGGGATTTCTGAACCTGTTAAAAATGTTCGGAGTCTCGGGGCAGTATTCCAAAAAAGATTTATATGTCGGTCTAGTTTATAGTTGTATTGACGTTTTAGCCACCTCTGTATCGAGTGCTGAATTTCATCTTTATAGAAAGAACGGAAAGGAAAAAACAATCGTCGACAGTAATCACCCAGCATTTACTCTCTTACAAAGACCTAACCAATTTCAAACCTCTACCGATGTTTTATATCTACTCTCTTCGATGATGGATATTCAGGGCAAAAACTTTATGTATCTAAATAGAGTAGAGGGTGGCGACCCTCGTGAGATTTGGGTTTGCGACCCTACCTCAATCGAGTTGATGTTTGTAAACAAACTCCCCGCTGGTTTTCGCTCTCTCTCCAATCGCTCTGAAAAATATACTACTGACGAAATGTTGATGATACATCGACCAAATCCTTTCAATCAATGGGAAGGACTCTCAACCCTCGAAAAAGCTCGTCAAGAGTCAGAGGGGGATATGAACGCTAGTAAATGGAACGCTAAATTTTTCGAGAATGGCGGTGTCCCATCGGGTTTGATTTCTATTGACGGAGCGATGACTGACAAAGACCGAAAAGAATTGAGAGACAAATATCAAGAGTCGAACGCTGGTCTCAAAAACGCTCATAAACCTATCGTCCTCGGTGGTGGTGCTAAGTGGCAAGACATCGGATTAAAACAAAGAGATATGAGTTTCGTCGCTCAAAGAGAAATGAGTGAGGAAAAGATTTTGAAAATATTTAAAACTCCAAAGATATTACTTGGCGGAACTGACGGGATAAACTACGCAACCTCAATCACTGCTCGTCAAATTTATGCTGAACAGGTAACAGCCCCACGATTAAAATTACTCTTCGAGAAATTAAACAGATTTTATTTGCCAATGTTCAAAGGAACTGAGGGAATGGAATTTGAATTTGAGTCTCCAATCCCTGAGGATAGAGAATTTAAACTCAAATACTATCAGGGTGCTAAATGGCTATCTTACAATGAAATCAGAGTCGAAGAGGGTAGAGAGCCAATACAGGACGATAAATACGACTTGCCTCAGGGTGGTAATAGTAATAGTGGCGTTGACCCACTACTTGCCCTCGGTGCTGGTGATGTTAAAAAAAAAGGAACTGAGGAAGTAGTAAAAAAAGATTACGTCCCAAAGACTAAAGCCTACTATAAAAATCGTCGATTACAAAAGGCATATCAAAACAAAAAAGAAAAATATATCGTCCAAAATATAAAGACAATGTCTAAAGGTTTAAAGCCTATTTTCGAGGACTATATTAAATCTTTCAAAAAGAAAAGCCTAACCTACCAAAATAAATCTATTTTAACCGACGGTCTCAGTGCCTCTCAGATTTTCAATTTCTTAATGCCAAAGGGCGACGACTTTGTTAAATCTCTTTACACTGTCATCTCTAAAAATAGCCAAGACGCCTATGTCGATGGTCGAGAAAATATGAAAGATACCTATAATTTCAAGAGCGACGCTACTCTCTCTCATATTTCAGCGATTGCTTTGCTCGATACCCGAGCTAGAAACACGGCGGACGGGGTAAGTAAGACAATCAATGCCGACGTTTTGAATATCATCAAAGACGAACTCGCCAAAGATAGCTCGAGTATTAAATCAATTCGAGAAATGCTGAAAACTTATTTAACCGACAAAGAGGATTACCAAGTTGAAAGAATAGCCAAAACTGAGTTAGCCTATGCCTACGCCAATGGCTCTCGACAAGAAATGTACGCCAGTGGTATCGTTAAACAAATCCAATGGCTCACTGAGTCCGACGCTTGCGAAGAGTGTCGAATGAATGACGAGGAAATCGTTGATTTAGGGGGAAGTTTCAAGAGTGGCGACCAAGACTCACCAGTTCACCCAAATTGCCGATGTTCAACAGTCCCGTATTTACCTGATTAAAATATTTGTTTAAAAAAAATATATAATTAAATTATGAAAACTAAAAAGAAAGAACTCAAATACATTTTTACCAGTGTATCGAAATCTGTTATTGACGAAAAATCAATGACAATTAAAGGCGTCATCGGTTCTGACGGCTCAGTCGATAGACAGGGCGAGTCAATCAATCCTATGGGTTGGAAACTAGACAATTTCAAAAATAACCCTGTTGTTTTGTACGGACACGATTACCACTCTAAGCCAATCGCTAAAGCTACTCGAGTGTGGGTAGAGGACGGTAAACTTTTATTCGATTTAGAATTTGCTAATAGTGAAGACGGGAAAGAGGTATTTGATTTAATGGCTAAGGGTTTTCTCTCTGCCTTTTCTGTTGGTTTCCAAATCCTAGAATGGGACGAAACTGGCGAATTTACTTTTAAATCTTGCGAACTTTATGAGTTGTCTGTTGTCCCAGTCCCAGCCAATCCAAGAGCTTTGAAAGGTGCTGATACTGATACTTTGAGCCGAGTCAAATCTCTCAATGTCAAATATAAAGTCTTTTCAAAAAAATTCTACAAACTTTCTCAGAAAGAATTAGAGATGATTATTTCTAAGACTGTCGAGGTTACTATTGAAAAGAGAGCTGAGTTGAAAAAGGCTAAGGCTCTAGCTGACAAAAAAGCCCTCGATGAAAAGAAAGCCCTTGACGACAAAAAAAAGGCTATAATTAAAAGTAAGAAAGTTAAAAAGTTTGTCAATACTTTTGAGAAAACTCTCAAAAAATTTACCTCGTTGACACAACAATAAAAAAATAGTTTATAATTTATTTATTATTAAAAATTAAATCTTAAAAAAATGAAAATCAAGACCTCTGAGAAAATCAAAAAAATGTTAGATGAAAACCAAAAAGGTTTAGTCGATTTAGCTGTTAAAGGTGTAGTTGAAGTTTTAAAAACTGACGCTAATCGCAAACTCTTTGGTGGTAGCACTGAAAAAGAAATGACCGCTGAAAAGAAACAGCTCGCTGTTGATTACATCAAATCAATCTCTCCAAAATATCAAAACGACAACGGTATGAAAACCGCACTCTTACAAAGAGCTAAAGATGTCGGTGAATTAAATTTGACCGCTGGTACAGGTGGCGACTATACCCCTGACTACCTTTCTAGTGAAATAATCCGCTTAATTCCTACCTACGGCGTAATCAGAAAATATGGACGAGTTGTCCCTGTCGTTTCTGACGTTCAAAAAATCCCTACCGCTGGTGCTGTAATCGCTTACCGTATCGGAGCTGGTGCTAGTTTAATCCCATCAATCCCAGCAACAGGTATTTTGACTCTCCAAGTTGAAAAAATCGCTTGCTTAATCCCATTCGACAATGAATTACTCGCTGACGCTACAATCGGAATAGTTGACTTAATCACTCAATTATCTGCTGAGGCTATCGCTAAGAAAGAAGACACTTGGGGTCTACTTGGTGAAAACTCAGGCGAGGGTATTATGAAAAATGCCTCTGTCCAAGTTGTAACCTTAGCCAGTGCTGAAACTTTCGCAGGTGCTACCCTTGACGATTTAATGGATATGACTGGAAAATTAGACGAAAACGCAGTCAATAACGCTAAATACGCTATGAGTTTCTCGGTGTTCAATGTTTTCAGAAAACAAAAATTGACCACTCAATACGCTCTCCAAAATCCAGCGGGCGGTATGCCAGCAACAATCTGGAATTTGCCAGTAATATTCTCCCCAGTCTTACCAAAGACAACTGACGAAACCCAAGTCGCTACCCCATTCGTTATCTGTGGAAACTTTGATTACTTAATAATTGGAGACAGAGGTGAATACCGAATTGATTTATCAACTGAGGGAACTTACACCGACGGCTCAACTGTTAAATCTCTCTTCGGTCAAGATATGTCCGCAATCCGTATCATCGAAAGAGTCGACATCAAAGTCGCTGAGGCTACTAAGGCTTTCTGTATCCTCAAAACCCACGCTCACGTCGGAGCATAAGTTTAAGAATTTGAAAGAGAGCGAGGGAAACTTCGCTCTCTTAGGTAATTCCTAAATTAAATATTTATTTACAAAACAAAAAAATGAAAGCAATAGTAAAACAAGTCATCTTTAATGGTAATCAGAGATATGATGTCGGCGAAACTGTCGATACCAAAGTTCTCGGAGTTAAACAAAACGACGAAAGAATTGAGCTTATTGAAGAAAAAAAAGACAATTCCAAAGCTAAGGACGTCGCCAAAGCCCCTAAAACAAACGAAACTAAAACTCCCGATACAAAACCAGCCGAAGAAAAAAAAGAGGTAACACAAAATAATAAAATGGTTACCAGTTCAGAGACAAAGTAAAAAATGCCTGACGAAACCCCAGTCGTTGAAATAGTTGACGCTGAATTAAAACAATCAAATTGGTCAGGTGTTACCCCCGCTAATATTGGCGATTTTCTTGACGAAGTAATCACTGGAAAAGAAACCCTCATCGCAAAGATGATTTTAAAAGCTGAGGACGACATCTCGAGCGGTGCTGGTCGTAATTTCAAAATTGCTAATACTATTTACGAGGAAACTCTTGACGCTGGTACTGACAAACTCTATACCTCAAACTCTCCAATCAACGAAGTCCAAAAAATTACTGTCAACGGTAATGATGTCTTTATTAAAGACGGGTCAAACAATACCCTAAATCTCGGAGTCGAGTTTTTAGTCTATCCAAAATATGTCTTTTTCAGAAATGGCATTTATTCGCCCAACGGTTTTGACGAGCAAGCTGTAAAAATTCAGTACACTCTAAAAAAGTTTTGGGGTGAGGACGTTGTCGGAGCAATTATCGAGGCTGTCGCTAAAACATATTTACAGAAAGAATACGGCAATAAAGATGTTTCTCAGATGGACACTGGTACAATAACCGTCGGTTTTAATCAAGAAAGTCGAGGAATTTTGGAAAAAATCGTCGAAAAGTATACTCTGCCTTGCGTCTAAACTGCTATACTTAACTATGGCATTATTACACAATTTCAACGCTATCGTTAAAGTCGAACACGTCCCAAGTTCAGGGGCAAAATCAACAATTTCAGCAACGGCTAAAGTTTTAATTACCCCCGCAACTACCGAGGATAGTATGATTTATCAGAACGTCCCAGTCGGTAATCTATTTAATTTCTATTTCTTTAATCAGAATATCAGCCTAAAAGCTGGTGATATTTTTACTGTTGTCTCAGGCGACTCGACTGTTACCGCTGGTCAGGAATACATCATCAAAGGAAATCCTAAAAAAACTCTTTGCTTTCACAAAATGACGATTGCTGGGGCGTGTGTTATCAATTTAGTCTCGTAATGGCTGGCTACGGTCTCAATGTAAAAATTGAGGGACTCGAGCAGTTAGCGGGTACTATGAAAGGTTTTCCAACTATTACTCGGGGAATTTACAGGACGATGATTGACAATCTAACGAAAGTCGCTCAGGAAGAGGCTGTTAAAAATGCCCCAACAGATACGGGAACTTTGCTACAATCAATCACCACTCGAATAGGATTACAGAGTCAGCAAATAGTCGGCGAGGTTTTTATGGGCGAAATGAAACCATACTTTGCCTATCAGGAATATGGTACTGGAATTTATGGCTACAAAGCCAAACCAATCACTCCAACGAAAGGGGAATATTTGAATTTTCGATTAAAAGACGGCACTTGGATACGGACAAAATCTGTCAAAGGTGTCCCAGCCAAAGGCTTTATGAAAAAGGGTCGAGAATTAGCTGGTCAAAAAACACCCGAGGAAATGGCGAAAGCTAAAACAAAATTAGTAAGTTATTTTTTAACTGGAAAATAATAGTAAAATTAAACTATGAATAATTACACCAGCTTGATTGACAAATTAGTTGATGTCATCAAAACAAAAAATATCACTGGTCTTGGGACGAAAGTTTTTGGAACTGACGAAATCGTTTTTAATGCTTACCCAGTTTGTACAATTTCCCCTCTGAGTTTTAACAGTGAAAGAATTACGATGACAGATACCAAAGTAAATACTTCGGTGGCTATTAGAATATGGGGAAAGATAGAGCAAAACAAAGATGATGTCGAGAGGACGATTGAGGATATTGGCGAGGCAATACAAACCCTCTTAATTGACAAGGTTACTCTTGAAAATACTCTCGTCTCTACTGAGCCACTTTCGGGATTAGTCGCTTATCCTGAGAGATTTGGTGAGGCTCTCTTTATGTATGAAATCAAATACACTGGCTCAATTACTGAGCGACGCATTTAAAAATAGTCTATAATTAAATTATGAATAAATATATTTACAACGGTTCAGGTTCAATCGTGTTACAGGGAGTCGGCGAAATTGTCGCTGGGACACCTTTCGAGACTGAAATCGAAATCAATCACCCTCTTATTTCTGAATATAAAGATTTGCCAAAATTCAGTAAAAAGGAAAAAATTAAAGTTATCAATTCTAAATAAACAAATATATTTTTAAAAATATATAATTAAAATATGGAATACTCAAACGGACTATTAAACAAAGTTAGCATAGGGAAAGAGTCAACTTTTGGCTCTGCTGTTACCCCTACAATTACTCTAAACCTAAAACCATCTGGCGGTCTTTCCGAAGAACTCGCTAAAAATGGAATTGAGGGTTTAACTGGTAGCTTAGCCAAAAACAAAGCATTTTCAAAAGGTAAGAATACCATCAAAGGCTCTTATGATTTGAACGCTATCCCTAACGACATCGGTTATTTTATCGCCTCTGCTTTGGGCAAAGTTGTATCTACTCTCGTTAGTGGTGAAACTATTGTCAAAACTCACGTCATCACTGAACAGGGAGCTAAAATTTCCTACACTGCCGAGCAAGACATTCAACCTAGTTGTAAAAGAATATCGGGCGTCATCGCTACTGGTTTCAAAATTAAAGCTAAAGTTGGCTCTGCTCTCGAAATCACTTTTGATTTATTGGGTAAAACCTCAGCCGACCAAGTAACTCCAATTACTGCCGTCTACAATACTGGTCGAGTTTTCTCTTACGAAGACATCTCAATTTTAAAAATCAATTCTGTTGATATTAAAGAAAAAGTTACTGACTTCGAGCTTTCCTACGACAACGGTGTTGTTTATCAATACGGAATGGGTGGCGTTGACTCTGTTGGATATTCTGTCAATGGTGGCTCATCTTTCAAAGGTAAAATAAACGCTGTTTTAGATAGCGTAACCAATGGATATTTAGCTCAGGCTAAACTTATCGACGGCGTACCTCTTCAATTAACAGTCATCGGCGATACTGTCGGAGTTGCCAGCAATTACAAACTCGATGTCTTAGCCCCTCTCATTGTTTTCAATAAAACTGATTTGCCTCTCACTTCAAACGAAAATGCTGTTAGTATTGATTTCGACTCTAAACCTGACGCCGTAAATGGCTTGGTAAAAGTGGAGTTGACAAATACTAATACATCGTTGTAATCTTAATTATGAAAATAACAACTCCAAGCGGATACGAGGTAGAAATTAAAGACGTTCTCACTTTTAGAGATAAAAGGTCGATTGATAGTGTAATGTACGACTCAGTAAAAGCCGAGGATATTGACCGAGACGATGTAGAAAAATCCAAAAAAGAAATAATGGGTAAAGTCAAACCATCTGAATTATTGGGTAGTCGTCAAGACAAATCTATTGATTTCCTAGTTATCTCAATCAAAATCGGTGATACTTTAATTACTGAAAATTTCGCTGACACTATTTTAGACTGGGGCGTTGCTGACGCTCAGGTTGTTACCGACATAATTGATAAAATCGTTGACCCAAAAAAAAACGAGGAAAACAAAACGATAGAGACAAAGTAAATCTTTTCAAATCGTTACTCTCTAAAACCGCTCTCCCTGATACCTATGTGATTGCCAGTATTTGCTATGCTCTCGGCGTAACTTACACCGAACTTGAAAAACAGCCCGCCGATTGGGTTCAAGAAATGGCGGAATATCTCGAGCAAAAAAACAATGTTGAGGAATTTAAGGCAAAACAAAAGCCTTAACTGTCGGGTTTATAAATGTATAATTAAATTATGGAAAACGTCCCACTTAATATTTTAATTCAAGCCCAAGATGAGGCGTCGTCTGTTTTAAAAAATTTCTCGGATACTCTCGACGATAATCAAAAAAAGGCTGGTCAATGGTCGCAAAATTTAAAAATTGCTGGCGGTATTTTGACGGGTGTCGGCGTTGCTGGGGTTGCGATGATGAAAGATTGGATTGACAAAGCCAGTGAGGTAGAAACCGCTCAGGCTCAGCTCGAACACGCTGTTATTAGTGTCTCTCACGCCACCAAAGACCAACTCTCACAAACCGAGGCGTTAGCTGACGCTCTACAAAAAAAAGGTGTCCTAGACGGCGACAACATCAAAATCGGACTCGCTCAATTATCAACTTTCGGTCTATCAAATAAAGCCGTTCAAAATTTGGGCGGTTCGCTTGCTGATTTGGCAGTCAATCAATTTGGTGTCTCTGCCAGTGGCGACCAACTCTCTCAATCTGCCAATATGATAGCCAAGGCTTTAAACGGTCAATTCGGAGTTTTGGAAAAATCAGGTATCCGTTTCACTGACGCTCAACAAAAGCTCATTCAATTCGGAACTGAACAGCAAAAGGTCGACGCAATCAATCAGGGTTTCGCTCAAAATTTAAAATTCACCAACGAGGTGGCTCTAAATACCGCTGACGGTATGAAAGCTCATCTCTCAGTCGCACTCGAAGACCAAAAAGAAAAACTCGGCGGTCAATTATTGCCTCTTTGGGAAAAATTCCAAGGCGGTTTAATTAAATTGCTCGAAGTAATCAACAATCTAAATCCGAACATCGTTAAATTTGTAGCAATCGGGACTTTAATTGTTACCGCTTTCAGTTTGATAGTCGGTCCACTTTTAATTTTAATCGCTATGTTACCAGCTCTCGGGGCTGGGTTTGCTATGCTGACGGGGACAATGTTACCTATAATCGGGACAATTTTATTAGTCGTCGCTGGTGTCGCCCTCTTAGCTTTCGGAATTTACGAACTCGTCAAACACTGGGACTCAGTCAAAGCATTTTTCGTCAATATCGGGAACGCAATAAAAACTTTCGTAACTACGGCACTCTCAACAGTCGGGGGATTTTTCACTAATTTATGGAACTCAGTAACCTCGAAAGTAAATCAAATCGTCAATGGAATTAAAACAGGATTTAACAACGCCTTGACTGCGGTCAGGACTGTTTTTAATGGTATTGCCAATGTCGTCAAGACTGTATTTGATGTAATTAAAAATATAATTGTTGCCTATCTTACCTTTTATTTTAATTTTTACTATACAATTTTTAACGCTATTTATACAGTCGTCTCTTATGTTTTTAATGGGATTTGGACAGTAATAAAATTCATCGGTGAAATGATTTGGGCTGGGATACAGATTGTCTTTTGGACTATCTACGAATTTATCGCTGGCATTTTACAAAAACTTTGGGACACTGTCGGAGTCAAATTGATGGCAGTTTTACAAGTAATCAATGAAAAATTAACTTTGATTTGGAACGCAATATCATTATTTTTTGTTACCGTTTGGAACGGGATAGTTACTGTATTTACTGAGGTTTGGAATTTTATAGTGATGATATTTACCAACGTCTACAACTTTTTTGTTACTACTTTTACGACAATTTGGACTTTCTTAGTTAGTATTTTCCAAGTAATTTATGAGGCAATTTCAGGGGCTTTGACTACCGCTTGGACTTTCATAGTTGATGTTTTAACGAAGATTTGGGCTAAATTTACAGAGGCATTTAACGGGGTCAAGACTGCCGTAATGACTCCAATTAAAGAGGCTTTCGATTGGCTCGGTAATCAGATGGACGCTATTTGGTCAAAGATAACCGACGTCGCTGGAAAAATTCTACAAAAATTCAAAGATATGGCGTCAGGAATTGTCAACGCTCTCAAAGAGATTAAATTTCCTCACCTTTCTCTCGGCTCAGGTTCGACAACAGTAGCGGGACACGAAATCAATTATCCTACAATGAATGTCGACTGGTACGAAAAAGGGGGCTGGGTCAAAAAGACTGGTCTCGCTGTTGTCCATCAAGACGAGTTCGTTTTATCAAAAGATATGTTGAGAGGTAGAACCCCAGTACCTAGTAATATTGTCAATCAACAAAGCAGTAAATCAAACGAAATTAAAATTGAGGCAATCATAAATAACCCTATGGATTGGGATACTATGATGTCAAAATTAAATTATAAATTAAATTACTCTTACTAATGAAATTCAATATCAATGGTCTCGACCTAGTCCAAGACGCCGACGGTTTTGGTTACATCGTCCAAGGTCTCTCAAATCCTTTCACTAAGAAATACTCTGTCTCTGATATTTTACAGAGGCACGGTGTCGTCTTGGGTAAATCTCGATTTGGTGGGAAAACTTTTAGTTTTACTGTTTTTATTAACGGCAGAGACCCAGCCGACCACGCCGACAAACGTCTTTTATTGGAAAAATATTTGACTCCAAGCTACTACGCCGACTCTGATAAAATCGCTATCGTTGTAACTCTCGACAATGGCTCGATACTAACTCTCGACGCTATGATAACGGGCAACAGCAACGATTTGAGTTCAAACGATATTATGTCGAGTGCCATTCAATATAATTGTCAAGCCGAATATCCTTTTTTTGTCAGTCAACAAAAATATCAACAAATCATCACGATTGGAAAAGGTGGCACTTTCGCCATTCCTTTTGCTCTCCCTCTCAATATGTCGTCAGGTTCAGCAGTTACAACCGACTTTTTTGTCGGTGGTAATGTTTGGGCTTTCCCTAAATTTACTTTCTCAGGAAAATTGACAACTCCGACTTTGGTCGATGTCATCAATCAAAAATCTATGACAGTAAACGCTACCATCAACTCAGGGGCAAGCCGTATTATTGATATTTACAACGAGTCTGTTTTAGACAATGCTGGCAATAATAAAATGTCAGAACTTGGGGGAGATTTTTTAATCTTACCTTGCGGACAAAATAGCTTTATTCTTTCTACTGGCGACGTTGCCGACACTGGTATCGTAACAGCAGAGTACCAATACCATTATGTTTCAATATAAAATCGAAATTACAAATCGAGACGGCTCTTTAAAATGGGTTTTACCTTACGAGAGCGGTAGTGTTACTCTCGTCCATAACGCAATTTGTACGGCTCAGGTAAATATTAGCTATGCCTATTTAGAGAAATCATTGACAGCTCAGGGGATAGATATACTTACATTTTTCAAAGGTGGTGTTAAACTGGCTTATTTTTACGAGGACGATGTTTTAATTTTTGGCGGGTTTATTACTCAGGCGTCAATTCAAAATCAGGGTAATTCGGACACTCTGACGATTGATTTTAAATCGTGGCTGGCTTATTTTGAAAATGTTTTTTATACTGGGACTTTCACCGATATTGACGGCGGTCTCATCGCTTGGGACGTCATCAATGACCTAAACGAAATCGCAATCACTCAGGGGACTATCACACCATCAAAAATCAGGACTCGACCTTATACTGACGAGTCAGTGGCTAAAATTTTGCCAGCACTATCGGGAGACAATTTAATTGATGGATTTGATTTTAAAATTTCACCTCAGAAAGTTTTAACCGTTGCCCCATCAATCGGCTCAGTTTTACCAAACGCAATTTTCAGACTATCGAATACTAATACCTACAAACTCGATATTCCTCTCTTTGGGTCAGTGATAAATAAGGGGAAACTTTACGGCGGAAATGTTGACGGTGTTCAGGTTTTGGGGAATTATGACGCTGGGGTAATTTATCAAAACGATTGGTTTACTCAAACCGAAATTATTGAGGACATAAGTTTGACTGAACAGGATACCGTCGACGATAGAATACAAAAAGAAATCGAGACTAATAAATTACCTGTCGATATTTTTTCCTGTACGGTTCAAAATTCACTACCCTCACCATCGAGCAAGACCTACGGGACGGGCGATACTGTTACCGTTAAACTAGATAATTTTGACGTAATCTTAGCCAAAAGAATTAAACAAAAGAAAATAAACTTTGGCTCTGACCAAAATGTTGAGTTAGAATTTTATAAATAACAATGGATTTTGTACAAAGATTTAAACAACTCGAGGAAAAAGTCGCACTGATTTTAAAAAAAATTAGTGATGGCTCGATTGGTGGCGGGGGTAGTATTTGGGGGGCAATCACTGGAACTCTTGGCGACCAGACTGATTTATCAACCGCTTTGGGTAACAAAGTAAATTTAACGACGTACAATGAATTTTTTGCGACCTTAGTCGGGGCGATTTTCCCCTATGCTGGGGCAACCGCACCAACAGGGTTTTTATTGTGTGATGGCTCAGCCATATCAAGGACAACCTACTCGGCTTTATTTGCTAAGATAGGCACTACTTACGGAGTAGGAAACGGGACAACGACTTTCAATATTCCCGACGCTCGAGGTAGAGTAATCGTTGGTAAATCTAGCGATACTGAGTTTGCGACTCTTGGACAAGTTGGCGGGGCAAAAACTAACACGCTCGACGTTACCCAAATACCAGCTCATAGCCATAGAATGAGAGCTTATTCACACAATGTAGACTCTGGTTGGTTGCCAGATGATACGTCTTGGCTTGGCTCAATCACTCAGGCTGGTGCTACTGATAGACCAAACCCACCAATGAGAGGTAATGGTGGTGTTATGGAAAATACTGGTAGTGGTCTAGCACACAACAATATTCAGCCGTATATTACGATAAATTATATCATTAAAACTTAATTATATAATTTACGGTGTTGTAAGGTTGAATATTATTGTGGTTACCGTCGCCCCCAGCGTTGGCAATAGTAGTGTAATCCTCTTTAATTCTCGTTGAGCCACTCCCAGCCAAATATTGGTTTGCTTGTGCCGACATTCTAGCAAAACCATAGGTATCAGCCCCACTGTTAAAACTATGGGCGTGGACTGGCATTTCCGTTGTAGTAAGTTTATGACTTTTCTCTCCGCCTGTCTTTCCGAGTGCGTTAAATTCAGTGTCAGTCGACTTTCCAACGGGGATTTTACCTAAAAAATCAGGTAAATTAAATGTAGTCGTACCATTTCCAGCCCCGTAATTTGTTCCAATTATTGCGAATAAACTGGCGTATGTTGTGCGAGAAACTGCTGACCCATTACAAAGCAAAAACCCTGTTGGTGCGGTTGCCCCAGCATAGGGGA